TTGCGACTTTTAGATTATTTGCCCACTCACCTGGAGTTTTGGCGGCGAAGATATAATTTTGAGTATCACTGGTATAATTAAGATTGTAATCATCAAAGTTTTTAATTTTTAAATTGGCCTGGCCAACAGTTGATAGCCCAACTGCATCGTGCTTTGCATTGGCATTAACTAGATTGCTGCCATCACAGCGAATAGTTTTAAGAACACCACCATACGTTAGAAAAGAGGATGCAGAGAGCCAATACTCATATTGAGCATCATTATTCTGTGGCTTACCAAAAACGGTAAGAAGTTCAGATTCGTTTCTAATATTTACAGCCTCTTCAACTGGTCCATTACTAAAAGGACCGGCAATTGCTCCAATATTGCCAACAACATTATCTACACGACCAACCGTTTGGTCAACTTCTCTAATGATATATCCAGGAGATAATTGGGGTGTCGCCATTTTTATGCCTAATTTCAGTAAGTCTTAATAGTATTTATGAAATTGAGCATTTAAACTATAATCAATAATTGTAATTCCAGAAATAAGAATAGTCGTCATCTGTTGTATGCCAAAGATTACCCTCACTATCTCTCTCGGCCCCCAGATATTTGTCATATAATTCTGCAATTTCATTAGGAAGGGAATCTGATGAAGAAACGAACCCAAATGGGGTAGAGTCATTTTCTTCTAGTTCTTTTTCGTGCTCCTCCCTAAATTTTTTGCGAATATCTGTCTCGGTCATTTCCTTGAAATATTCTTGAGTGCATATCCAGGCAAATAATACAAGGCACATTGTTAGGTCATCATTCTTACCTTCTTCTGCACTAAAACTATTATAACGGGAAACAAATGTTGTAAGTTCCCCGATAATATCCCGGTCGTTAAAGATGAGTTTATCTTCTTCAATGAATGTTTTTAAATTTAAACAACCGGTTCTCTTTACTGGTTTTGACATCTTAATGCCATACTTAACACCTTTACCCGCTAGATTTTGACCTGCAACTTGACCACCCCTTCCCAAAGTTTTAGTTTGAATAATATTGGGATATCCAAGTTCTGTGTGAAGAATGTATGCAACCTGAGAATCATTATTGACTTCACATAGAATAAATGCATCATTATATGCCCTCCCAACAGGTTCAATAACATCTGGATATCTTATACTTGGAATGTCATTATTTTTATATTTTGCAACAATTTTATAGGGAATTTGTGTCGCATCAAATACAACAAATGCGGAATAATCTAATTCAACACCCTCAGCAACGTCTACAGTAATAACGTAAATTTTACCTGGTATTGGTTCTACATAAACATCTAAAAGGTCTTTGGACCTTATTGGGGTATCTGAAACTAGATTGGATAATTTTGCCCCACTAATGAGAGTATCCGAGGAACCTAAAAAGTCACATTCAAATTCGGCGTCCCAACGGGACTGTCCCATATTTGCGATAGTTTCGTGCTTAAACTTTTCATCTCTACCTGGAACATCTTGCCAATAAACTCTAGTTGGAATATATTTATTTTTCTGTTTTATCGCATCATCCCATAATTTATAGAACTGATTCATTCCATTAGGGGTGCTGACAATTATAACTTTTGTCTCTTTACCCGATGTAATAGTTGGATAAACCGAACTCATAAAGTTATCCGCCACTTGTTGTGGCACGAAAGCAAATTCATCAAGAAAGATAATGTTATAAGTACCACCTCGGACGGATGATGCTGAAGTAGATGCGGCAATAATTTTAGAACCATTTTCGAGTTCCATTGAGCCCTTATTCCAAGAGCAAACACCTTGTTGCATCCATTTTGGAAGATTTTCGTAACCCGTTTGTAATCTATTGAGAATATCCCTGGCCGTGCTCGCCTTGTTTGCTAGAACCGCAATGTTTATGTTATCATTAAAAATAGCATATTGTAGAAGAAATGCTACTACAGTCGTACTTTTTCCACTTTGGCGTGGAAGTAGACAAATATTAAATCGGTTAGCCAAGAAAGAATTCAACATCCTTTCCTGGAAAGGATAAGTATCAAAAGGTTGCAAACCGTGATCAAGAGTCACAATTTGCATATAATTTTTAGCAAAATAAACTGGGTCTAAGGAGCACTTAGTTAGTTCAAATACTTGCTCTTGGGTTAAGTCTTGCCTGGTATACGCCTTTTTAAGAAGCGGGTTACCAAGATAGTGTTCTTCAGACATTACAGATTAGACCGGGCTATTTATTAACATTTCCACCGACGCCGAGCGGCTAATCCTCTTGGTTTGTTCCAACTTCTTGAACGACTGCAGAAATTTTTACGACGCTTCCAGGCTTTACTTCCCTTTTCAACATCTCCGGTTACTGGCGCCTTAAGGTTAGAACCGGTTTCCTGATTGTATTTTTTTCTTCCTTTTGCGGTTAGCCCTCCACCCGCTTCCACGGAAAGTTTTTCACCTCTGCCTACAGAAAGGCTAGGGCCAGCCTCTTTGAGATGATCAACTTCTTCTCCGATTGTTTTATTTTGAAGAAGATAGTTTTTTGACTTTGTATTGGGAAGCTGAATAATTGGCTGACCCACATTCTGGTTACCAACTTTATAACTTAAAACTCTTGCATCGGGATACACCTTAACAATGGCATCAGTTACTTCCTTCCTATTTGGAATCCGAACTTGGGGGAAGAAGAGTTGGCTGGTCATCATCTTTCCTCTCCAGGAGAAGAGGATCTGCATTACTTGACCATTCTGAACCGGTAGAGTTGCCTCCGATACTGGAACGCAGTTGGGGACGTCTTTCCCACCTTTTTTCTTAGTTCCAACCATCTCATAACCTTTCCAGCAGGGGTCTTTGCCTTTCATTTTTCTAGCCTCTTTAAGGCTAGCAGGAAGAACTAAATCAATAAACTCAAATTTTGGGTTACCGAAAAGGTCAGTAACAATAGTTGATTCAGTTTGAACTTTCTCTACTTTTTTCAGTTCTGTGTAATAATTCGGTTTTTCTGCAAGATGTTGAAGTGCAATACCTTCTGCTTCTTCTTTATTGGTGGTATGCTCGCTTTCAACCTTAATGCCCATATTGAGTTGTTTTTGGATTCTCGCGGAAGATACGCCGTGCTTGCCTGCAATATCCTCAACACTCATTACTGGCTTTGAGCCTTTTACATATCCTTTTTCCTTTTCTTTTTTATTTTCTGGGCAAGAACAATCCTCTTCTTCGTTGAGAGCCTTTATAATTCTGTCTACGATTGTTGATTCTGTGCTAAATTTTGGTAACACTGGCGCTTTTACTTTATCGGTAATTTCTCTTGTTAATTTACTGGTTGGAATTTTTGACTTTGCTTTAGTTCCAGCAGCGGGTCTAGAGTGACTTTCGGGATTAATTTTAAAAGATGATTCTTCTAACTCTTTACCAGTATTAAGATATTGTGCAGCATCTGTAGTAAAATCTGCCGCTCTTGTGATTTTAGATTGAATCCAGGCTGGAAGTTGTTGCTGTTTATTTCTAATTTTCTTTCTTAAAATTTCAATATTCTTCTCAATGGTGTCCAATTCAACTGTAGACATATAACCTTCGGTATCATTCTTCATACCCATTTTATTATTTTTACTTTTTGACATTGAATTAGCGTTAGAAGTTCATCTTATTATTTATTCCTCAACTCCTTTTAGTTGTTGTTTAATAAGTTTTAATGCTTCTGCAGTTGTTCCAGTAAATACTACGTTATTGGTAACAGTTGATGGCCCTTTTTGGACTTTTTCTTCATTCATATCCTTCATTTTCTTCTGAAGGTCAATTAACTTGTCTGCTGCATCTGAAACGCTTTTGATAAGATGGCTTACAACCTCATATCCTCTAGGTGTATCAAGTTCTTGTGCAAGGTCTATGGCATTTGAAATAGCTTCTTGTCCCTTTTCAATAATCATATAGTAACTGTCTCTGGAATATTTGTAATCCCCCTCAATATCCTTAGATACTTTTTGAATTTCTTTTGGTTCTTCAACAACCACAACATCCACATCAACCGGCTCAGCCAGGTTGAAAGTTTCGTTTAGTTTGCTGAACTTTTTGGGTCTTCCCACAATATACTCTCCTTAATTTATATCAGAATCAAAACCAAAACTATCACCATAAGGAATCAGTGAATTATCTGCTATAGTAATTCGTTTGACATTTGAACCGGAAACGTGAACCCCAATACCGGTACCATCTTGACCACGTTTGACTTTTAATTTATTGTTGTCTTTGGAGTCAACTAACATTTCTTCACCATTAATATCTATGTATGAATTTACCACAATATTGGTTGCATTTACAACTTCAATTTGTTTATCATTTACTGAAACTTCTTTTGTTAGTGTAGTTTCAACAATTCCGGTATAATTTTTAATGGCCCTTGGTGTGCTGCTTGAAACGACATCCCTTATGGGTGAATTAGAGGGTTCTCCTGGAACAAGACCGATAGAAACTTTTTTAATGATTTGTGAATCCAGTGAACCGGAAGAGATGGGTCCAAATATATAAGTTTTTACGGTAAACTTTAAAGTATAAATGAGTGCCCGCCTTTCTTTGAAATCCCCCTCAAAATTATCTGTCGTAGTAATATTATCAAGAACAATATCAAGGTCCTTTTTTTCGGTTATTGAATCTAAAAGTGTAGCACTAATTTTGAGATTTGGTTGAAAATATGGTATAATCTGCTCAATAATCTGGAACATATCATCATTGTGTTTTGTCATAATGTTCAACTCAAAGTTGAGATTATAAGGTGCGGGCATACTTACCATCCTTAAGACATTGTTATTAATGTCCTTGGCACAGAAAGAAGTTGCCGTGGTTAATTTTCTTGTTGAATCATAAGATAACCCAATCATTTCAAAAGACATTCTCGGTAATGTAATTTGAACTGGCTTGTTGAGGTCGGGAACTTCTCTTAACCGAGCCAGAAATTTTTGGGTTGGAGCATATGCAATAGGAACTTTACCTTGAAAGAATACCTCCCCTTCATCGTTGACTTGCCTAATCTTAATATTGTTAAAGAGGCTGCCGAAGACTACAATAGCTTTGCGGATGGATTCGTTGTAAAAATATTCAAACATAAGAAATTGTTACCATTCCATAACTATTTACCGTTTCAAAATATTCCAAATGGATTTTTCTCTGAAAAATCAATAATCTTATCAGATTCTTCTTGAATGTCTATATTACTAGCGTATTCATCGGTGATATTATCACCGTAACTTGAAATTTCTACTTTATATTGTGCCCCGCTTTCAGTACCTAATATAATTTCATCTTGCGAGAATGTTCCAGTTGGATTTGCAACTTGAAGAAGTTTTGACGTTGCATCCCAGCTTCTTACTCTTGCGGTATAACTAGTTGCCGAACCTACAACAATTTCATTATACCGATAGGTTCCTATACCAACAAAAATTGGACTTGAAATTACAACAGATGGAGGCTGAGTGTAGCCATAACCGGTATTTGACAATACAATCGTTTTAATGCTTCCATTTTCAATAATTGCGCGACCTTCAGCCGGAAGAGAAGCAATACCTACAAATGACACTGTAACGATGCCAACATATCCACTTCCTCCATTGATCATATTAACATTCTGAATAACTCCTTCCCCTATAGTTGCAATAGCACTTGCATCTTTCCCTCCGCCACCATTAAAGATAACCGATGGGGCTACCGTATAACCAAAACCCGAGTTGATTATATTGACTGCCTGAACTCTTAATTTATCTGGATTGGGTCCACAAAGATCAACAATACCTCCAATCATATCTGCAGAACCAGTGGCAGTTTGTCCGATACTTGGAGCAGAGCTAAACTTTACATCCGGTGCTGAAGTATAATCATATCCTCTATTCAACATAGTTACGAAACGTACACCACCATTTACAATATTTGCAGTTGCTAATGCAGATGAACCCGCTCCGACCATAACATAAGTTTGAATAAATCCTTCATTAATAATAATATTATCAACGTTGTCAATACCAGTAGCAATAACTTCATTTTGATATCTAAATAACTCGCAATTCAACTTATAGATATAAGTTTTTCCTAGTTGATAGAATGGTTGTTCGTGTTCCACAAACTTTATTTCAAAAATTCTATCTCCAAGTGGAAAATATATTAAATCTCCCTCTTTTGGGCGAGTTGATAGTTCTACATTTGGTAATCTTTTAATGAGAGCTGAAATATAAGTTTCAAACCTATCTTTAGATATAGTCAAAGTCATATCATTCATAGGTTGAATGCCAAACTTTGTCAATAGTGTTCCCGCGCCCTCAT